GCTGTGACGGAGGTGGCGCTGTCGGACACGTTATCGCTCCCGCCGGGGTATCGACGCTTCATGCGCGACAACCTCGCGGTCGAACTGTCCCCGGAATATCAGGTCGAGCCCTCGTCGGCGCTCCGCATGAGCGCGACGGACTCCAAGGCCAACGTCAAGCGTGCGAACATTCGTCTGCAAGACCTGAGCGTGGGGCCGATGTGGCGTCCCCGGCACGGGCAATACAACATCTTCAGCGACACGGGCGCCTAACGCCACCAAGGAGAGTCAAGTGCCGATCAAGAACCCGAATACGCCCTACGAGCGAGCCTACAACGCCTGGAGCTACGGAGGGGGGCAGCAGCGCGGTGAGCCGATGCCGCGCGCGCGAGATTTTCCGTCGTCTGACTCAGGGAGCGAGAACGACTCTCAAGGTGGCGACATTGGTACCTCCAGTCCCTGGACGTCTCCCCCGATGCAAGACAGGCGACTGCCACCGCCGCCGACACAGGGGGGCATGAACGCCCCGGGTGGTCCCAGGGACAGACAAGGCGACTGGGGTCCGCGTCTGCCGAGGCCGAAACGCGTCAACCCGTGGTTAATGCCAGACGCGGCAACGCAGCAGTACGGCGGCATGCTCGCGCAACACGGCGACGTCAAGAGAGGCCAGGAACAGCGCCGCCTCGCCGAGTCACCCGACGTCGTGCAGCGCGCGCGTGCGTATGAGCAGCGTCGGCGACAGCCCCAAGGTGGCCCAGGCCGACGCATTTCCTTGGGCGCGTTAAATAGACGATGAGCCAGTTTCCGCTGTTCGTGGGCGGGGCGTATACGTCCCAGTCCCCGATTGCCGACGACGAGCAGTTGATGAACTGGTATGTCGAGGTGATGGAGTCGCCGGGAGCGGTGACGAAGGCGACGCTCTATCCGACGCCAGGGTTCTCCGCGTTCAGTAGCACGGCCTCGTCGGGGGGGCGCGCCATGTTCGCGCTGAACGGGCGCTGCTTCGCGGTCGTCAACGTCACGCTGTATGAAATTACCAGTGACGGCACGGCCACCGTGCGTGGGACCGTCGCTACGGACGGTTTCCCGGCTACGATTTGCGGGAATGGCGACGCCGGCGAGGAGCTGTTTATCACGTCCGGCGGCGTGGGTTACGTCTACGACCTACCCAGCAATACGCTCACGAGTAAGCTCTCCAGTGGTTCGGCCATGTCCGGGATGCTCGACGGCTACTTCGTCAGCCTGAACCCGGCGACGAGCCAGTTCCGCATCAGCGACCTCAACGACGGCACGACGTGGGACGCGACCCAGTTCGCCGCGCGGTCGATTGCGCCGGACGCGTGGACGTCGATGGTGGTGACGTCCTACGGGCAGATTTGGTTGTTTGGGTCGCAGACCTCGGAGGTGTGGTACAACGCCGGCACGGCGCCCTTTCCGATGGCACCTGATCCGTCGGGGCTGATTCCCTATGGATGTGCGGCGCGCTTTTCGGCGAAGGAAGCGGTCAACCGCGTGGTGTGGCTGGCGACGTCCGTCAACGGCGGCTTTCAGGTCGTCGAGGCGACCGGGTTTACGCCGAACCGCATCTCGACCCACGCCGTGGAGTATGCGATCTCGCAGTATAGCGATGTGTCGGACGCGCTTGCAGATGTGTATGAGTCGCAGGGTCACCTGTTCTATGTGCTGACCTTCCCGACCGCGCAGGTGACGTGGGTCTACGACTTCACGACGCGGCTCTGGCATGAGCGCGGGTCGTGGGACGCGCCCACCAGTACATGGAAGGCGCTGCGGACCATGTTCGGCTGCACGGCCTTCAACAAGCGCCTCGTGGCGGATCGACAAGGGGGCTCGATTTATAGCCAGTCGATTACGTTGACGGAGGACGCGGGGGGCGATCTAATTCGCCGGGTGCGTCGCTCGCCGGCGGTCTTTGCCGAGCATCAACGCGTGCGGTTTGCTGACATTGAAGTGTTTCTGGAGTCGGGGCTCGGCACCGCGAGTGGGCAGGGCGTGAACCCACAGGTGACCTTGCGGTCCAGCAACGACGGCGGGAAGACGTGGGGCAACGAGCGGTCGGTCAGTGCCGGCGCGCAGGGGGACTATCGCACGCGTGTCCGCTTTCGTCGGTTGGGGATTTCCCGGGACCGCGTGTTCGAGATGAGCGTAACAGACCCGATCCCGTGGCGGATTGTGGATGCGTTTATGACGGTGGCCGTGGCGCGGACCAGCTAATGGCGAACCCTCCCATGCCGGCGCGCGACGCCATGATCGACGAAGGGGGGATTGTGCGTCGCACATGGCAGGTGTGGTTCCGAAACTTGACGACCACCGTCGACGACGCGCCGTCTCGGATTCAGACGGTGTCGCTCGTCGGCCAGTCCGCGAGTATCGGCACCACGTCGATCCCGTCGACGTCCCTGACGGCGGGGTTGTATCGGGTGACGTGGTATCTGCGGATTACGACGGCAGCGGGGACGTCCAGTAGCGTCACGGTCACGCTGGGGTGGACGGACGACGCGGTGACGATGAGCCTGAGCGGCGCAGCGGTCACCGGGAATACGACGACGACGAGTCAGACGCAGACGTCGCTCGTGGCGGTGGACAACGCGTCGCCGGTCACGTATGCGACCACGTATAGTAGCTCGGGGGCGCCAGCGATGCAGTATGCGCTGGACATCACACTTGAAGCAGTCTCAGTGTAGGGCGATGCGAAGGGGAGAGTAGAGATGGCAGGATGGGATCAACAAGGAAGTCCAAACACCAATAAGTTTTATCGTGCCGAGGAGTTGTCCCCGGAGCAATGGTCGCAGCTGCAGGCCCGTATGTACGCACCAGAAGTTCGGGCGGAGATCGAGGCCATTCAGGAGGCGTCGTACCAGAAGCGGCTGGCGGCAGGTCGGCGCGGCGGACGCATCGAGAACACGCTCGACGCCGACCAGCAAGCCTTTGCCAACGTGTATCAGCGGCATGGCATCGAGTTGCCCAACGGCTACAACGTGAGTCCCCAAACGGGCGAGATTCAGTTCGCCAAGGAGACGCCGTTCTTACAGCAGGCGTTACGGTCGGCGCCTTTCACGCTGCCGATGATCGGGGCGCAGGTTGCGCCGTTCGTGGCCGGGACACAAGTCGCCGGGGCCGGAGCCGGAGCCGTAACTAATTCTTCCGGACTGACGCCGGTCGCGTCTGGTCTGACAACTCCGGCCGCTTGGGGTGGCCCTACGGTAGCTGCGACGGCGACTCAGGCGGCAGGCGCTGCGGGAGTCGGACAACAAGCGTGGGATTTTGCAGGCAGCGACACGGCGCAGGTACTGGGGGAAGGTCTGGATTGGGTCACCGACTATTACGGCGATCGGAAAGCCGACGAGGTGATCGCTGACGACAAAGTAGCAGCGGATGCGCGGTATCAGGCGGCACTCGACCTGATAGCGACGCAGCGCACAGAAGACCTCCAACTGGACGCGGACAGGGAGGCGGCGAAGCAGAGCAGATGGGAGGCCCAGCAGACTCAGCGCCAGACGATCTGGGATGCGCGGGAGACGCAGATGGAGCCGTATCGTCAAGCTGGACAACAGTCGCTGGCGCGGGTGGCGAATGTGCAGAGGCCGACGCACACCCCGTATCGCTCACGCTTCATGGGATAGGAGTAGACAATGCCTACAGACGCCGAACAGGTCCTCGAACTAGTACGCCAAGCGTATCGCGACGTCCTCGGGCGCGAACCGACACAGGCCGAACTCGCGGAAGGGGCGACGGTCTACACCAACGAAGGCGAGGAAGCGTTCCTTACAGGTTTGGCGGCAAGGAGTACGAATGTACCCGACAGCCAGCGGACGATGTCGGACGAACAGGTGGGCTCATGGCGGCAGCGGCTCCAGGAGGAAGCGGCGTCTCGCGGGTTGGAGTTTGACGAGTCCGACGTGCAGGGGATCGTGCGGTGGGTGAACCACTCCGACAACGTCGGGAAAGACCCGCTAGAGGCGATCAACAACCAGATCGCGATCTACGACACACGCGCTGCGTCGGGAGGCGACCGGGACAACGGCGGCGAAGGACCGGGCGGGACCACCAACGGCGGGGATACGGGCAGCGTCGGGGACGGCGGTGCGTCAGGGTGGCCGACGTTTGCGCCACCTGACCCACTCTCGCTCCCAGACCCCTTCAGCTACCAGGACTATGAGGCGGAGGCGCCGTTCGCCTACGACCCGTATGAGGCGGCGGACCCGTTTGCCTACGACCCCTATACCGCCCCCGAGCCGTTTGCCTACGACGACTTCCAGGCACCGACCGGGGAGTCGATGTTGCTGGACCCGAGTTATCAGTTCCGGTTGTCGGAGGGGCAACGGGCACTGGACGCGTCAGCGGCGGCGCGTGGCACCTTACGCACGGGGGGGCACCTGAAGGACACCGTCGGGTATGGGCAACAGTTCGCCTCGCAAGAGTATGGAAACATCTACGACCGAGCGTCGCAGCAGTATGGCGTGAACCGAGGCAACGCGCTCCAGAACTACCTCACGAATGAGGGCACCCGCGCGTCGACCTACGACCGCAACCTCGGGCTGGCCCAGTCGACGTATGGCACCAACGAGGCAAACCGTCAGGGCACATGGCAGAACAATTACGGGGTGGCGAAGGACATCTACGGGATCAACGCGGCTGGACGGTTGGGCACCTATAACACCAACCGACAGAACGCGCAGGACGCGTATCAGAGCCAATACCGGACGGCTGGCGACCTGTATGGGAGCCAATACCAAACGGCGCAAGACAAATACGCATCTGAGCAGCGGCAGGCCGAGTTGCAGTTCGGGCGCGAGTGGGATTCCTACACCTACGGGCAGGATCAGGACTTCAAGTATTGGGACGCGAAGCTTCGCGCGGACACAGCGATCGCCGGATTCGGCACGCGGTAAGAGAGGACACACATGGCTACGACCCCCTACGTCCGCATCCCGTATGCCTCTGAGCAAGACCGGTATACCGGTCGGGCCTATACGGCGCAACAACTGGCGCTCATGCAGCGGCGGGACGCCAGCGAGTCAGCTTATGCCCGTGACCGCGCCCAGCGCATGTCCGATCGCTGGAGCGGCTTCGGGGGGCTCGTCACCGAGACGCTCGGCGACCTACGGCAGTCGCGTGAGGTGCGCGAGGCGCAGGCACTGGAGCAGTCGCGG